AGATCTTTTCAATGCTTCTTTGATAGAATTATATCCATTTTCTCCTGCTTTATCCATATCAAAGAATATTCTCACATTCATTATTCCAGACTTTTCTAGTAAAATTTGTTGACCATCTGTCAAATTAACTCCAAATACTGCTACGGTATTAGGATATCCAGCTTCGTGCATTCTCCAAACATCTTTTGGTCCTTCAACAATAAAAATTGTATTCTTTTTTTTACCAGCTAAAAAAGCGTGAAATTGATTGTATAAGCATCTGCTCTTTGGAAAACCTTTAGTATTTTTCCATTTTATAGAATTTGGACCTAACGCTCTTCCAGTAAACCCAATTATATTTTTATTATTTTCATCAAATATTGGAGCTGCTGCTCTATCTTGCATATCGCCATAAAAGCAATCGCCCACATCAAAAAACTTTAAAGTTGATTCTTGAAAGCCTTGTTCTAAAAAATAATTAGATGGTATGTCAAGCATTTTTTGAGCTTGACTTCTAGTCATTGTTCCAGTTACTTTTTCTGGTTCTTGAAAAAAATTAGCCGACTTTACAAAAGCGCGATTCTCTTCTTGGACTTTTTGTCTATTTTGATCAATGGTTATATTGAATTGACTTTTTAAAAAATTAATAGCTTCCCACATGCCAACTTCTTGATCACCTTTTTTACTCCAACCATATTTTCTATGACTTAGAATACCTCTGATAAGTCCTAATGAGCTTTTGAAAAAAGTATCTTCACACTTTCTAGTGCAACATATCCACATTGGCCTCTTATCAGAATTAATATTTGGATAAAAATTAAATGCAGTTATTGTATCTCCACCATGAATTGGACATGATGAAGAATAATTGCCATAAATTTGCTTAACATCAATCTGAAAGAATTCAAAAATTTCTTCTATTCTTTCACTAATTTGACGGCATAAATCGTTAATCTGCTCCGAACTCAATCTGTTCTGGCTTGTCTCCTGATTTTTTCTTGGCTGTTTTGGGTTTTGCTGTGCCAGTCGATTTAAGTAACTCACTTCTTAATGGCCCCTCTGTAATTTTCCCATATTTATATTGAGCGTGAATATTTATATAATCACCGCTCTCCAATCCGCCACCATGCCTACTAATGATTGGAACTAATTTTAGATTATAATTAACTCCATCATCAGATGATTCAGCTGCCTTCTCATCATCAGATTTAAATTTGTAAATAGAGAAATTGGAACATAGCCAAATGATTCTGTCAGATCCGGCAGCAACATCCGTATCTTCTTTATTTATACCGTCTCTGTTTATTTGAGCAAATGCCAAAATTGGAATATCATATTTGACTGCAAAGTTATGCAATCCAGTCATCAAAAATCCAAGTGCTTGAAACTCAGAAATATTTTTTGATAATCCGCTATTATCCATTAGTTTAATATAATCAAAAATAACTAAGCACGGTTTTGCTTGTTTGCCATCGTCTTCAAATCCAACATGCTTATGAATCCATCTCCTCATTATGCTTAGTGTTTCTTCAAAAGGTTGACCGGCAATACTTGCATAATGATATGGTATTTCTTTTAATACTTTTGAAGCGTCAATAACTTTTTGTCTATCAACAACATTGACTGCAAAGCTTCCATTTTTAATTTTGTTGCTTTCTACATTGGATAAATTAGCCAACATTCTATGCCAATGTTCTTTTGGTGACATTTCAGTATCTAGATTCAATACTGGTATACCTAGATTCATAGCCACATGCAATGCTACATTGTCTGCTAGCATTGTTTTACCAGTCTTAGGCCTTGCACCAATAACATTAATTGAGCTTCGTTGTAATCCTCCGCCAATGGCTTCGTCATACTTTGGCATCCCAGAGGAAATGCCTACTCTCATATTTGGATTGCTAATTAGGTAATCTACATATTCATCTAAATCTTTAGATATGTGATTAACCGTTTCTGATTGTTCACCCAATGTTGACGAAAATTCTAATACTGCTTCTTCGCCAACAGACAATATTTGTCCTATGCTTTCGTCTCCAGAAAATTTAGATAATTTATCTGAAGCATCTGATAGAACATTACTGTACTGTTCTATCTTAATTAGTTTTAATAATTTTGCCGCTAATTTTCTTACGTTATTTTGCTCTACAGATGTAATTGTAAGAGCCCGTAAAAATTTTTGCTCTTCTTGGTCTTCAAATATGTGATATAGATTAAGACTTTTGGCAACAGAATAGAAAGTTGGCACATCCGCTTTTGAATTTGGATCCGCCAACATTTTTGACAATACTTTATAATATGAGCTATTTTTACCTTGCTGAAAGCATTCTGGCGTTAATAGATCTGCAACATCAACAAGGGCATCATGCCCACCACTAAAAAGTCCAGCCAAAACGGCTCTTTCTGCTGCCGCATCAATCATTATCGCATACCCCTTAAGTTCTTTAAGCACGAACCGCAAGTAAAACTTGCATCGTTATTACTTCTAAGATTGGCTTCAAATGAAGAAATACTCATTGGCTTATTACAATTACGACATGTTACAGTTACTGATTCTGATTGATTGGTTGGAGGCCTTCTCATTTTTGGCTTAACATTAGCCGTTATTTTTTTATCGCTTGCAATTTCTGACGTTTCTATAGTTAAATCATCTACAAAGTTATTAACAAACTGATTTGTATTTTGTCTTTTGAACTCAAATTGTTGTGTTCTATTTTTTATCTCAAAAGATTGAACATTTCTTAATACTGGCTTTTCTTCAGGCTGTTGTACTTTAATATTGCTACTTGCTACTTCCAATCCTTCTGCCTTTAAAATAGATTCAATTCTATCCCACTTTTTTTCTTGATGGGCTAGAACTAAACTCATTAGAATATCTTGCTTTTTCATGACATCTTCCTCTTGGTTAATTGTAATGCCTTAAATGCTTCTGCGGAATTATCTAGTTTTATTGAGATATATTCCATTCTATCAATCTTAGCTTGGCAAATCACTAGGGCTTTTTGCAGTTTAATTGCAAAATCATCATCAGCAATTGCCAAAGCCATTTTTTCTTCTGTCGTTTTATATTGATTAGAATATTGGCCCATTCTTGGCGCAATATTTTTCATCAATGATTTATTTAAATATCCAGCTTTTGCCTTTTCTTTGTTTACGGCACGATGCACATTATAGGAAAGGCTAGTAAGCATAATGGCAGCTTCACCACATTGCTCTGAGCTTAGACATCCTAACTCTGATTCATCCATTGTCAAAAATTTGAGTGCTCCTTTCCCATCTTCTGGGATAATATTTTTTTCAAATTCTTGCAATATCTTTTCCAAGATATCTAACATTGGTAAATTCTGTTCATCCATTGTTCATCACCTTCGTTATAGGGTAACTCAGCAATCCTAATACCATTGATCTTGCACCATTCTATCTTGTTAGCATCACGTTTTTTTGCTTTAACAAATTCCATTTTGCTACTATAGAAAAAACTATTATATTTATAATGTTGTTCTCCATGAACCTCAATAGCCATCATTCTAGTTGGAAGAAAAAAGTCCAACCTTAAGCCAAAAGATCCGGGCAGATGAATTTCTTCCATAATCCTATCTAAAGGAAACATTACTTTCAATAATTTCCTTGCTCGGATATGCAAATTGGATTTATTCAATTCTTCTTCCGAAGTATTTCCTGCGTAAATCCAATTATGTATTTTTCCATCTAGCCCAGTTATTTTCATTATAGAATTGCTTTAACTTCTTGAATCAAAGCTTCCAACCAAGTTGGATTTTCATTTAATAATGAAACTATTTTATCTATTCCTTGAGCTTTGATTTGCTTGATAGCATCATCATTCCATTCAGTTAAACCAAGAAGTTGTGGATATCTCTTCATGTAATCGGCAGTTATCCATGCTCCTGCCTTAGTAATCAATCCAGCATCCATCGCCAGATTGATCATTTCATATGCGCCATCAATACCGGCACCATAACGAATATAAGAAGTAGCCTCAAGATGAGGCCTTCCTAGAGCAGAGGACTCGATAAGCCAATGAACTTCTTGACCAACCTGCTTTTGCTTTTCTCCACTACCAACACACCAAGCTTTATCAAACTTAATTCTCATTTGCACATCTGCTTGATATTGTGTAGTCATAGCCCCCTTTTCGTTCCAGCTTGTGCCAAACTGAGATTGGGATTGAGTAAGATGCCGTATGCACCACACAATACTATTTTGCACAGGAACAACATTTGCAATTTGCCTAATAAATCCAGCAAATACTTTATTGACTCCACCACGATTTTGATAGTCAATTCCTGTATCTAATTCTTTTTCATCGCAAAGTGCTGACTCTGAATCAATAATCAACAGGCATTTTGGATATGTCTTAACAATGTGAACGGCAATTTTCAAAAAGTCTTGTGCGCTTAATATTTTATCCGGAGTAGATTGAATAATAGTAAATTTATCTAAATTTAATCCTTTAGTTCCTTTTAAGTTCATAGCCTTAAGACGGCCTTCAACATTTAAAAAGAAAACATGACGACCGCCATATTCTGGCTTTTGACAATTAGCTGCAAAACATAGGGTTGTAACTGTTTTACCAGTCTTTGGCTTACCAGAACATGTAACGACACTTCCTTCTGGAATGCCACCGCTTAAAGCAATATCTAAAGCCGGACTAACTGAAATAATTTGCTTTTTCTGATCTGCAACTGAATTTGCGTCAATTACAATATCGTCTCCAAACATCTTCTTAAATTCTTTTTTAAATGCATCAACATCAAAATGATTACTCATTATCAATACCTTTCAGTTTAGAAAGCTTGGACTTATTAGTCACAAAACTAGGCTTTACAATCGCATTGCTTTGCAGCTCTACTTTTTCTTCAGTAGGCAAATTAGAAATTCTTTTTATTTCTTCGTCATACTTTTTTTGTTCTTTCTTAAGTAAAGGCCTTAAACCCTTACCAGTCAGAGAAAGGAATTTGCTTCCTTCTTTAGACCTAAGAACTCTAGATATTACTGTTTCGTGAAATTCTTTTAGTAATTTATTTGCTTGTGTCAGTTGCCAAATAAATGTCTTTGCCCATTCTTCAGAAACTGACCAAAATTTTGCGGGAAGACTTTGGTTTTTACTTCTAGCCATTCTTTCGCACATAACTTCAGACAAAATCTGAGCCGGGGTTACAAAACCACCGCCGTAAAGACTTTGATAACGACTGCTTTCTGTTCGTTCTGTTGCCATAGTCTTATCTTCGCTAATGAAGCGGATTACGACAAGGCCAGTTCACGACATTTTTTTTCATAATCGTAAGACCATTTTGGCGTTAACTCATAGTCGCCTTGCGGTATTAAACCTAATGTTTTTTGATGATCTATTATATCTTTTGCATTTTTTAAAACGTTTAATGTTTCGCTACAAGCCCATTCACTAGCGTGATAACTATTTGTTTGCGACCATCTATAAACATAGAATATATCTTTATCTTCAATTGGTTTTTCAACAAAATTAGAAGCTTTTTTCATTTTATTTAAAAATATTTGATCTAAATTTGGCTGATTTGTTCTTTCATATCCTCCTTCTTTTTTATACAAATCTCTAGAAAAAGCACAATTACAATGAAAATAATTTCCAGTTTTAACTAATTTTTCTTTATCTTGTTCAAAGTAACCCATGCTAGTATGAAAATATCCATTTTGCATATTTTGTTGTGTATATGTCATTCTATTTGAAAGATAAACATCATCATCTTCCCAAGGAAGAATAATATCTCCAGTAGTTAAATTAACACAAGCATTAAATTTTTTACCCAAATTGTCAAATCTTCCTATCGTGTTATATATTTTAACTTCAGGATGATTAAAAATTAACTTTTGATCATCATAATCATTTAATATAACTAATTCTTTTGGTCCTTTATAGTCTTGATTTAAAAAACTATATAAAGCTTCTTCTAATGGTTTTACTCTTGCATATGTACAACAATAAGCACTTATTTTTGGCAACATCACTTGTTCCTTTGCGGTTATTTTATTATGATAACTAAATAGGAGACCTTCATGATTGAAATTTTCATAACTCCGGAAATGATTAGTTTAGCAAAAAGCCGCCGTGCTTCAATGCCGTCTTGCATAAAAAATTCTATTATGTCTGGAGAAAGGACGTTCGAGGGCTGTTTGGGCGAAGTTGTTGTTGCTAGCTATCTAAATGCAGAATATATCACAACACACAATTTTGATCTCATCCATAAAGAAAAGCGATTAGAAGTTAAAACAAAAGTTCGTACAGTTTTGCCAAAAAGTTTTTATGAAGTTTCAATAGCTAACTATAACACAAGACAGATGTGTGATAACTATGTTTTTGTTAGCCTGCTTTCTCCTCTAGACAAAAGTAAAGATTATGAAATAGCCCATATTGTAGGTTATTACCCAAAGGAAACTTTTTTCGATAATGCAAAATTTTTACGCAAAGGAGATGTTGACCCTAGCAACAATTATGTTGTTAGAGCCACATGCTGGAACATGAGAATAAAAAATCTTATGGATATTAAAGATTTGAAATAATCAATTCAGAATCATCATCATTAATTTCTCGGTCTTCTTCTGAATACATAATTATTTCAGGTATTCTATATTTTTTGATTTTAATAATGTTTTTATCTTTAACGCCCAATAAAAAAGTATTAAAAGAATTAAAACATGATCCTAATTGAGCTACAGAACCAGTTTTAAAAAAAATACCTTCATAATTATCAATATTAATATTTTCAAAATTTGATCTTATTCTAATGCTTACTTCTTTAATTTTTACTTTATTTTCTTCTACATATTCTTTACATTTTCGCCAATCCATTGTATTTAAAACAATACCATGATAATTATTGTCAAAAATTATTTTAATAAATGTTTTATCGGTAGGTTTTGACGAATAATATTGTTCTTTAGTACAAATCATTCGGGCCTCCTATATATGCATTGTTTTAATCTAGTGTTGAATATATTTTCGGGAGTAGTCATTTTTGATGTTTCATCATCTTGCATTGATTGGCTAGCAGTCATAGAGACAACCCCATCAGATGGTACATCAAATTTATTTTTTGGTTTTGACTTAAATTTATTATACAAGTCTTTGATATCTTTTACTTCTAAACATAAGTCTTGCGCAATATTATCTACAGTTTTTTCAAAACAAAAAGATTTAATATAATGTTCTTCAACTAAAGTTATTTTACGAATTTTCTTCTTAGCCATCTTATGACCTCTGAGCATTTCTTAAAAGTGAAACATTACCAGTCTGTAAAAATTTAACATATAAGTCAAATGATTCTTTTGAGATAGGCCTAAAAAAGAATCTTTCTCTTCCAGTATAATTATCTATTTTATTTAACATTTCTTTTTCGTGAGTCTGAGGATTGAAAAACAAGCCAGACTCCGGACCATGAGAACAAACTCTTATCAAATATTTATGAGTTTGAGTTTCTTCAAAAAATAATTGTTTTGCAACAATATTTTTATTTTCAGAACTTACTTCTTCACCTTTATAGTCAAAAAATATCATACTTTATTTACCTTAAGAAAAATATAGTTATCTGTAATTTCTGCGTCAGATACTATTGTTTCTGGCTGAAAAACTCCGTCAACTTCTTTTTCTATTCCGCAATACTGAAATAGTCCACGAAATTCCTGAGTAAAAGAAGTATCTCCGCAATATGGACAGCTAGCCTTGATTTTCCAATCAATAGCTTCTTTTTCATCGACTCTTAAATTAGCAAGCTTTTTTTGACAAGAAGAACATTCAATAATAAAATCACTCATTTTCTTTACTCCACTTGTTGATATTTTCCCTAAGCTTACTTATTTTACTTTCACAATCTTTTCTGTCTAATCCAGAAATTGTAAAATTAATTTCAAAAGTTTTTGCTGTGTTGCCAGACGTTGTTCCATTAGGCAATTTATCTTGCAAAAAAATTAAAACTTTTCCATATCCAACATGAGGTACTGTTTCATCAGTTTTTCGCTCTTGCGGTTTTGGAGATATGTCCATTATTTTATCCCTGTTTCAATATACTTCTTCTTGTCTTTGATTGCGTTAATTTCTTTATGACTTTTTCTTACTTGAACATTTTCAGCTTTAGATTTACTGTATTCACTAGTCTTTTCTTCCATTTTATATTTACCGGCTTTTTTTGCGTTTCTTTCGCCTAACTGTCCTATTGTCGTTACATTTTCTACATGACAATGAATTCCAACACCAATAAGTCTTTCTAAAGATTTTTTATTGCACTTAGGACAAGTTTTTAATTTATCTTCAGAAAAACTTTGATAAATATCAAATGTATGTTTGCATTTTGCGCATTCATAATCATATGTTGGCATTATTAAAACTCACCATCTTCATCATCAATATCTGCGTCGATATCCATTATACTCCATCTTTTATCAGTATACTCTACACAATCAACTGGAAGTACAACTTTGACTAAATCGCCTTGCAGATTAGAAAAAAACAATTCAGCATTGTTTTTCTCTGAATTAATAAAAGTGACAGTTAATGGTAAACTGCCACTTTTTAATGTAACTACATCGCCAATTTCTAAATTATTCATGTTGTTGCACCGATATAATTAGATTTCGCATACGCCACCAACACATGATAACTCTTGAGTACCTTCTGTATAACTGATATTTTCTTTAAAATTTGCCCAATCAATTTTTGGCATTTTGTCTGCTAATTCTTTAAATTTTTCTTTAGTGATTGGTTGATATGGAGCTTGACGATAAGTGTGATCAGAGTATGGCAAAAAGCTAACTCCACCAACTTCATCAAAGTTTTTATATACCCAAGCTCCTACTTCCATCCATTCATGTTCACGAACATATACAGTAATAGAAGGATTGTGTTCACACCAAAAACGACGATAAGCTAAATAAATTTTCAGCTGATCAATTGCTGAAACATCATTGGCTGTAATTGCTCCGTCTGGAGAAGCGATTGGGAATGAAAACACCCAAGTGCGGTCTGGCTTCATTACATCGTCTTCACAAGGAACGCCCTGTTCACGCATGAATTGAGCAAGTGGATCATTCTTATCTGCTCTAACAGTACGAATATAGTGAGAACTATATCGTGGATGAATACCGCTAGCTGCATTTACTAATTGGCTGACGGTTCCGGATGGTTTAATAGTGGTAATTGCTGCCGAAACAGGAATACCAAGCTTGTTTGCCCACTCTTTATTGGTATCAATAGCGATTTGTTTTAATTCGCTTAATACCTTTTCCAATTCTGCGCTTGGCTTTGCGGTTAATGGATGATCCATAATCCCAGTCAAGCTAACGCCAAGAAGCCTTTCTTCTTCAGCATTTCTCTTCCATACATTCCTCAGATAACGGAAGTTTGTAATGGTTGATTGGAATGTCCCAATAATAGTTGCCAAACGAACTTTTTTCTTTAAAGTCTCTACCGTATCTTCTGGGCGAATAACCACCTCAGAAAGGTTGCAAAATCCATTTGGACGAAGTAGAATTTCACCACATGGATTTGTACCTAGGTCATATCCTTCTACATCTCTACGCCCATTTTCTTTTGCTTTCTTAATCGCCCCACCACGATTAAAAATGCCACGCTCGCCAGACTTACTTTCATATAAGGCAAGCCACTCTTTCATGAATGCTGACATATCTGGCTTTTCAGTATATACAGCAGAGTTATTGGCCAAGCCTCTCTCTGGATTGTTTTCCCACCAAGTACCAATCTTGGAATCACGCATTCTATCATCAGATAGATTACTGAGAGAGATAAGTGCGCTACGGCGAACACCACCGACAACCACACTTTCTGCAATCTTACAACACATATCATGACATTCAATAGAATTCAGCTTTCGTCCAGCTGCCTTCTTAAATACTTTTGTTGCAAAATTAAACAAATCATCTAATGGATCTGGACCGGAAGATCGTCCACCAAATATTTTTAATGGAGTTCCAGCAGGTCTAAGTGCGGACAAATCCCATTTTGGAAGTGATCCTGAATACAATAAGCTAATCAATTGGCGAAATGCGCTTGCCCAACCAATGCGACTATCTTTCACTTTAATAACGGTATCACTATCGTGAAACGATTCAGCAATAACAGGCATCTTTGCTACTTCTTGACGTTCTACGCTGAAACCAACGCCAGTTCCGCACATTAGAACATATAGAATTTCATCAAAAGCTTTAGGGTCGTTAATCGGCAAGAATGAACAATTGTATGCTGCACAAGCATCACGATCAAGAGCTTTACCAGCAGTCAACAAAGATCTCATCGAAGGCATGACTTGCATGCTTAAGATAGCTTCTTTAATTTCTTTTTCGGGAAAAATATCAGGATATTGTTTTGACCACCAAGAACATAATCTCTCAATAGTTTCTTCCCAAGTTTCTCGTCGATTTTCGTTTTCTACTACTCTAGCATACCTAGAAGCTGCAATAAAACGTTGGTAGTCTGGAATCTGTCGAGCCATTTTTTTCTCCGATGAATGATATAGTAATAATTATAGTGCTTCAGTCAGGGCAAACAAGGCATTTACACCACAGTTTTCATGCAATCTGTCCAATTTGAAAATGGACCGGCCATAACAAAAAACATTGCGCCTTGATTTTGTGGTGGATATAAAAAAGTTTCACAATTTCTAGTTCCGTATCTATCAATTAAATAAAAAGACCAAGGCATTGGAGTAGTTGTTGTCTCTGTTATTAGTGGCATATTTTATTCCTTATGAAACTATACTACAATTAGTTTCTACATATTGCAACATTCCTCTTGTTCCCGATCCAATTATTGTTGCTCCTTCTGGTAATGTATCAGCACAAAAACATGACCATGTTGATCCATTTCCTGTTGGGCATGTGGTATAAAAATCCCATTTTGACCAAACATAATAATTATTTCCTGCTTCATCAGTAAACCAATTTTTATAATAAGTACATACTAAGCCTGCACAATGTGGCATAGCAGTTGTTGTGGTTGTTGGCGCAGGAGTTGTTGTTGTTGTCGTAGTGGTAGTTGTTGTAGTAGTAGTTGTTGTAGTTTCACAAGCAGAAGCTAAACATTCTGCCTGAGAATTAAAACGACTTCCATAATTACAGTAAAATATAGTCGATGTTCCACTTAAACTACCATTTAATGTTGGTCCAGTACAAGTAGAATTTCCGGATTCAGGACAAGAAAGACAATACCAATATGTTGGAGCAGCGGTCGTAGTCGTAGTTGTTGTTGTAGTTGTAGTTGCTGGAGATGGAGTTGTTCCATTTGGACCGCCTCCGGGATTATTTGGTCCTGCTGGATTAAAAATTCCTCCTCCCCCATTAAAACTACAATCCATATCGCAAAAAGTATTTAAATGCCAATCGTAAGGAGGAGATGAATTTAAACTTTTTATTCTTTTTACTTTTACAGTTTTATCATTTTGAACCCACCAATAAATAAAGTAGAAGTTATTACACATTTCTGGGAAATTATTAAAATAATTATTTGTTTGATTTTCATCTTTTGATATTATTTTTATAAATAAATTTTCATTTGGATATTGACCAATTTCAGTTTCTTTATACTTTTTACAACTGTAATTTGGATCATATACGTCACACCATTCTTCAGAAGAAATTCCCCCATCAATATCAAAATTATTTTTTGTTAAGTAAAATTTATTTTTATTTTCAAATCGCATTAAATATGATGTGGCGCAAAAAAGTATACTTAAAAAATCAAAAATATAATATGTTACATTTTGTGGATTAATAAATAATTCCCAAAAATAATAATTATTATCATATAAATTTAAATAAAATTTCCATTGATCAGTAGTATTTTTTTGATAATTTCTTACTTTTACCGTTTGAAAAGATTTTTTTTCATAGTAATACATATTGCTTAAAGTGCGCCAAACTTGTTTTGTTGCATCATAAGCTAATCTCATTGCTCCTTTTGGATCAACAGCAAGACAATTGTATGGATATGGCGTTAAAATATTTTCGTCTTCTGTTGCCCCCGTTAAAGTGCCTGCTCCATTATGAAAAATCCTCATTGTTTTAGTATCGCTATCATTAAATAAAACTATTTCATGACCATCATAACTAGCCGATATAGCTTTTATAAAAATTTCATCTGTTGTTAAATCTGTAGCATCTTCAGTAACACTAATATACTCAAAATCTTTTAAATCTACTGTAGCTAATGATTTTGACCCTAAAACTTTAAGCAATTTAGATGTTGCTAATTGATTTCTATTTTGAAATGATCCAACATATTTGTTATCTTCATATACTTTTATTCCATCTTTAAATGATTGTGTAACTGAAGATAATCCACTAGCATTTCTAGGATACGAAGTTGCAATAGCGTTTGAATAATATGTACCAGTTAAACTTACATAAAAATCATTTATTTGATTGTCTGTAACAGTAGGATAATTTAAGTTTAAACCAACAATCCCAGTTTCTGTTACTGTTTCCCATTTTTTATAATATAAAGATAAATCGTCAGCATTTTGTATTCTTATTGTTGATGTTCCAGTATCATAAATAATATCATCATAATTTCTAAATTTATCACAAACAGAATGAATAACATTTTCTGTAAATGTTGAAGTTATTTGAGCGCCACTTACATGTGTAGCCGGTAAAGTATTTTCCCTTGCTCTTTCAACTATTAAAGTGTTTCCAGTAGCGTTAACAACTTTAATTATTTCTTTGTCTATAAGAGCAGAAAACGGAGGTGAAGGAAAAACTGATGCATCATCAACATTAATAATCATTGTTTGTTGATTGATTGCGTTGCTTAAATTTGTATAGTCAAAATTTGATATTCTATAAAAATTTTTACTTGAATTAAGATATGAAAATAATCCGCTACCATCTCCGTAGCCATTTGAATCACCAAAAGAACTATCTCCCCAAGGCATAATAAATTCCTTTGGCTAAATTATTTTAATAAAGATTGTTAACTGTTCCATTTGAACTTTTATATACTAATTTGCTTGCTGTAGTTGAATAATAAATAGAATTATTTGGCGCTGAAGCATCCGCAAGAGAAACAGGTTGAAATGTTCCACTAGTATTTATAGAACACAAAACAGTTCCAGAAGCATTTTGCCATTCTTGCAAATTGGCGGTTTGCCCACTTACTTGTTGAATAACTACTTTTCCGGGAGTTCCAGAACCAGCATGAATACCACCTTGTAAAATTAAATTACCACCTGATCCAGATATAACTCCAGATCCACCTATTATAGTTAAATTATTTCCAACCCCAGACGATACAGGGTTTGCAGATAATGTTTGAGTAATTGGATTATAATATGGAGCATTTTCTACACTTTGTCCAATTAAAATATTTACAACATCGCCATTAAAAACAACTTTATTATTATTGTTAGATGAAGTTTTAACTATTGTTCTTGATATAGTCCCAGAAGCAGAATAAGTTCCAATTCCAGTTTCCCATTGAGATTGAGAAGAATTAAAAGTAATATATGGACAAGTATCGCCAATAGACATTTTTGAAGAAAAAGGTAAATAACCAGAAACTGCTCCTAAACATGTAGCAGATCCTGTTCCAGTAATCAATGCGGTTTCTTTTACTCTATTCGCTACAACATATGACATAATTATCTCTCACTATTTTTAAGCGACAGTTTTATTTTCCAATATATTCCATTTTTCAAAACACGCATCATAATATAATTCTATACCAGCATTGATATCTACTTTCAAAGATATATTATTTGGTCCAGAAATTCCAGCAAAACCTGAAGGAATTGATAATGCTAATTTATCAATATAAAATGAAGAGGATGAAGAATCATTTAATAATATAATTTTTTGACCATCATAGCCTTTTTCAATAGCATATATAGTATTAAAATTTCCAGTTTGTTTAATCATTATTTTTGAAAAATTATTATGATATAAAGCAATATTTCCACTAGTAGATTTATTTAATGTTTTCCATCCAAAACAAGCCACTTGTACTGCGGATGAAGTCGGTTTTTTTATTTGATATGTATCCAAATATCTATATGTAGTATTTCCTGAAATAGTTAAAATTCCATTTGTTCTTGTTATTGTTGGTGTTCTTGCTGATGGATTATCTATAGACCATTCGGATCCAGATGGAGATTGATAAAGTTTTACTTGTTGATCTGCGTTATCATAATATGCAAATACATCTACTAATTTATTTAAAGCAGATACATCTTGGTTAACAGTAATACTATTTGGATTTGGATTTTTAATATAAAAAATTCTCCATATATTTTCTATTGGGTCAATTAAAGAAATTCTATCTCCGTTTTTTGGTATTAAATATATTCTATTTGACAAACTTGAAGCATATGGATCTGTTTCAGAAGAAGATAGAGCAAAATTTGCAATATTATTATCGACAGATAAATTTAATAAAGAATCCCTAGTAAGAACATTTACTATTTGAGAGCCAATATAATGTGATGCTGCTGTTGTTCCTTCTTGAGCTCTACTTATTAAACTAAAAGCTTTGTTTGACTGATCTACAGCTTCTACTTTTATAATTTCAGTATTTACAACTACTTTAAATGGTGGAACTGGAAAACTAGTTATAGAATCTACATTAATAAATGTTCCAGAACTAGTTAAAGCTGATGTTAAAAATGTTTTTGCGCCATTGGCAAATCTATCAAACTCGCTCATTTTTAACCCCTATTTTGTGTTATTCCATATACAGAATACACCTTATTCATATAGAGGTTTTAGGTGCTCTTCCCAATCTTCTTCTTGATATAACTCTTTCAATTTTTCGCAAGCCAATTCAGCTTTATCTGAAGACATTCCTTGCTCGATTAATTTATCGTAAATATTTTCTTTGATAAAAATTTTTGTTACTAAACTATTTTTACGAAGTAAAAACTTCATAACTTTACTTTTTCTTCGGCACTCGTAAATTATTTTAATTACATTTATCGCAATCCCAATAATCATCAATATTGTTATTGGGTCAAAAAAACTATATAATTTATTATTAATTTTGCCATATATAGCAAACATATTTTCTTCAGGAAGTTCAGAAAAAGGTTTCATTTTATTCACCAAAAATCTTGAACAATCCTTTGTTTATGTCTTGCATTTGGAATCCATCAAATTGTGACCATGCAAAAACTTCTTTTTGATTTATCATTCTTTCAATGGTTTTCTTTCTTACCCTTAAGTATCCAGCAGGAAGAGATTCTTTGTTATCATGGAAGTTAACCATTTTGCCATGAACATCGCCCCAACTATTTCTAATAAGTGCATATGGATCATTCCATTCATCATCAATACCAGTAATGCACATTTGGTGTTGCCATGTTCCTTTAGGATTATGGAATCCATTAATGTCAGGAGTCATTTCAAAACCCTGATCGCTAGCAACGGTACATGGATAACCATTACAAATTGCCTGTAATAGCTCTTCCCAATTTTTAATTTGAGCAGCAGATTTAACTAAATATTTTTTTCCAATATTCATAAATTGATCTGGAGGACCACTTTTACCCCAATTTCTTGCTACTGATTCTCCATATGCTGGAACTCCACGTTCGTCAGAAAAAAGAGTTCCATATTTCATAACAGCAGCAGCAAGCCAACTTCCTAGAGAGCCATCTGTGGAAAGACGACCCCCACCAATTTGCACACGGCTTGTGCCATAATAATAAGGGGGAAATACTGGATGATAACTTTCACGGTCTCCACGCATAAGAATGTCACAACAGGCCAAATACTCACAAGCATTTCTTCCTCCCCAAGATACACAATCCCCGATCAACTGTCTAACATTCTCAATATCACGATTTAAAACTTTCCTTACTACTTGATATAGGAAAGCTTTTCTAGGTCCTTGATATGGTTCGTCGCCAAAAAATTTAAAATCAACAAAATTATATTCGTCTTTAATTAATTTATATTCTTTGGCGGCAATTTCTTCACCGGGCCAACCGGACATAGATCCATCTACATAATAATCCATAATTTGTTCTGACATGATATTACCTCTTTTTATTTAACTGCTTTTAATCCACGAGAAATTTCAAGCCAAGCATCTCTAAAATCATATACCGTTATTAATTTTTTATTCTTATATAAGTCATAGATGACATCTTGCATTGCGTCACCATAAGAATTCCATCCCTTGTTTGGGATATTTGCTTGTTTAAGAGCTTGATCATTTGCTTCTTTGGTCGCCTTCAAGATTGGCTCTACTTCGTCATATACCCCAGCGGCAATAGAAGAGGCCACGCCTTCTAAGGAATTTGCATATACCTTAGCCCCACTACGGTTGGACGCATCCACATAGCGGTAAACATTATCATAGGCGATTTT